ATCTCACCGGTCAGAGCAACGAACTTACGCTCGTTAGTACCGAGGATGTTGTAGCAGAGATCGAACAGATAATCCTCGAACAGCTCAGCGGTCAACTTAGTATAGTAGCGAACGTTAGCTGGAGAGATCTGCTCAAACAGACCAGACATTGTAGGAACAGGACGACCGTTGGTACCCTTGTTGATATAAGTACCATCGCTCAGACGGTTGCTCTTAGAGAACAACAGAGCGGTTTCCTCTCTCTTCTTCCACTCACGCAGAGCCTTCCAGTACTGATAGTCAGACCAGAGATAAGAGCTCTTACCAGTCTCGGGATCCTTCAAAGCGATAGCCAGTACAGTGCTGTAAGCATCGCCGGTGATGTCGTAAGACAGACGCAGATTCTGCAGATGATTGCGCATCTTGAATGGGGTCTGATAGTTGATGATATCAGCCTCATCGCTGTACTCCTCGTAAGCAGAACCGATACGGCTTACCTGACGGCCAGCCATCAGGAACTCACCAGGAATGTAAGCAGCCTGTGAACCATCGATTACATAGCACTCGTATACCCAAGCGCTACCATCCTGATAAGGAAGACCAGTTGTACGAACCTGGAACTTGTAGTCATCGAAAGAGAGTACAGCACCAGGACCGAACCAACGCTCTTCAAGAGCCAGGTAGATAGGAGTGTTGTTCAAACCAGGAGTGATAGTAGAGTAGTTAGAGTAAGAAACTTCCTGACCATTCCACTTAGCCCAACGAATGTTTACAGCGTGATCAGAATCAACCTGAACAGCCCATTCGAACTCGCGGTTCTCGATAATCATTGTTTTGCCCAGACCACCAGTCAGCAAGTCGATGGTAGTTGAAATACCATCATCCTTAGTACCGAATACCAGTGAAAGAAGACCAGATACCTCGTGAGGCTTGGTCAGCAGAGCGTTAGAAATCATGTTCTCATCTACCAGGTCGCTGAAACGACGTCCACGATACAGCTGGAGATTATTAAGTAAAGTATTATTCATATATGTTTAAATTCTTTATTCTTTATCAGAACATACCATTTAAAAGGTCTGTTACTGACTTCTGTTTGTCATCGGCATTATATGTGCTATGATTCTTAGCTGTATGCCGCAATAAATTCCTAAGTTTTTCAGTAGCGGACGACTCACCATCTCTCTTGGCAGTTGAAATTAGACTGTCAGCTTTCATGGTAAAGTATGCAGACTCAATCAGGTTCTTTGATAGATTCTTGTTAAAGTCCTTCTGATACTGTGAAACACCATTCTGATCTACTTTGAAAATATAATCAAACAAGGCTTTACGATCCTCTTTTGGAACATTGATACCTCTGATGTTTGTCAGCTCATTGATACCTTTGCTAACACTGTTAAAGAATTCCTTAGACTTCTATTCCTGCTCTTTAGCAATCTCTTCTTGACGTCTAGTAGCTTCTTCAACTTCTTTCTATCTAATATCCTTCAATCTGTCAAGTGCATCCTCCGCTTCATCATAAAGTACGTCGCTATCTTCATACCTAGAGATCTTCTTATTAATCTGCTCATCGGTATAACCGCTATACTTCATGAATTCGCGTACTACTGCTTTTTGATTATTCTCGTCTTCGAGATCGATGTTATCGATAGTCAAAGCTTCTTGCTGCTTAGAGTAAAAGTCTTCAAACTTACCACCCTGCTTCACATACTCATCGAGCGCCTGTATACGCTCATCTGCGTACTCAGGAACAGAGTTTTGTCTTACTACATCAGCAAAATAATCTGCCAAAGCCTCTGTATTCAGAGGTCTATCTTTTTCATCAATCTCATCCATATTCCAACCAAGCTTATCACCGATCGCATCGAAAAGCAAGCCTACTTGCTGTGCTTCAATCAGATCTGCTTCTGTAGGATCCTGGTTATTATCTACAGGTTCCTCTACAGGGGGTTCAGCTGGTGGTTCTGGATTATTAACTTGCGCAGGATCTGGCTCTGGTGTAGTGTCAGTATGCGCATTTGGATCGTCAGTCTGATCCGCTGTTTTGCCGTCCTCAGGATCTTTCACTGGCGGCACGTTTTTATCATCATCTTCATCTACGAGTGGAACAAAAGGCTCATCTTCAATAATGGTTACACCACCTCCCTCTTCGGGATTTGAATAACCGATATTGCCAAGCAAGCTTTCGAATTCACTCGGAATAGTGTTTTTCTTTTTTGCCATATTGCAATATGTTAATTCTTATTATATTTATTTGTTTCGCAGTTCATTCTGCGTATTTGTTATGTAGACTGTATCCAATTATTTCTTATGAAGAAATCTTTTTTTATTCAACATTTTAGAATACTCTACGAGTCTTCTAGCCTACTTAGTAGGGATATTAAATACCGTTTCTACAGATCCGTCTGTTAGATATTCTGATTTTCCATCTAACTCACTTTCCACAAAATCTTTAACATCTCCAGGAGTAGTAAAAAATGCAGGATTTATTTTTTTGCCAGTAGCTAATTCGATTGCCTTTCTTGTTGCGTCACTACAATTATTTGTTACAAAATTATACCACGGATCACTGCCATAAGCGGTAATGAATGCTGTAGAAGCGCTTTCCCAATCGTCTCTGTCGTGGGTTAATTCTAGTGTAGAATGTCCGGTTACTGGAAAATCATCACTCCACGGATAATACGTTGTTAAAAGCGCTGTAGATATAGAATTTGGATCGGGTTTTACTACAACTTCTGGTAACGTTGGACCCTTTATATAATACTAATTCGGATAACAATTTACATGCTCTTTAACATACGAGAGACTAACATCTTCGGGCATACCATTTCTAACATACTATTGATACTCTGGAGAAGCATCGTTACCTTGCCAATACATATTTTTATATATAACATCACTATAATTCAATGTATCCTTTGTACCATCTCCATATTTTGGAAGTTTGCCATCCTAGTATTTAGGGATTCGCGGATACCCATCTTTGTAAAAACCAGGTGCATTTGGATTTTGTTGATACCACTATGGAGTAAAGAATTCTCCTTGCCATGTACCACCAGGATACCCATAAGGACTGTATTGTGATTTCTTTCCTGAGTATTTAGACTCTATTGAAAAACTAGGATGCCAAACAGTTTTAAACTCATCTGTCCAATGATTCTGTGCATTGCCTACACCTTTTGGATATTTATTATAGTATCCTCTATAATCATATGAATTGTCGTTTAATATCCTAGTAAGAGACGCATCTTCGCTTTCATCTCCCCACTGTTGCCAGTTATCGCGCGCAACTTTCTCCATAGTTTCGATATACTACTCATCGGATATTCTTCCGTTTTCATAAGGCTTTTTTCCGTTCTTCCAAGCAGCAAATCTTTGTCTAAATTCAGTAGGATCTTTGTACATATGTATTTCCCTCCATTTTATTAGCTAAAAGATTAGCAATTATATTATGTATAAAGTCATTAGCTTCATCGTGCTGTACTAAGCGAAGTATAGCTCTTAGAAGCTCATTGTTCTATCTTGTAAGCTCTAAGAGCTCTTGTTCTTCACTTCTTGTCATAAATCTTCTATAAATAGTTTATCACTTCAAGCAATTCGTCTTTTGAAAGAGCAGTTTCTAAATAATCTAACGCTTGTTTTTTATTTAGTACATTTTCGTCTACATACTTCCAAACAAAACCTTTATACGTTTTTCTACCAGCAACACCTCTACATACGCGACTTATGCCAGAATTACCATTACATCCAAACGATCGCATTGCTTCGGATATACTATTCCAAATCTTGATCAAATTGCCTTGCAGATCGTACTAGGCAACGCGTTTTCCAGACGATTTGCGAATTTTTTCTGTTCTTGTACCGTATCTATTATTATATTCTACGGTACACCATTCTAAATTGTCCGCCCTGTTGTCGTCTCGGATCTCGTTCTTATGATTTACACAAGGTTTGTTTTCTGGGTTTGGAACAAACACTTCTGCAACCAACGTATGCACACGTCTTACCATATTCCATCCACCTGACATCTATAATGTTACAACCTTGTATCCGTCTGAATTTGTATACGGTTTTAAAACCTTTTCTTTATAATGATGTTTCCTCCAATTGAAGTGATAATTATCTGGTCTGACATCAGTGTAGTGTTCGTTTCTACGAACTCTTCCTAAATTTGATACCGAATACTTTTCATAAGTACCTGGTATTATCTTCCAAATTTCTTCCATGATTATTTACCAGAACTTGTTTTGTTTTTGAGAGCAGTTCTTGCCTTCAACTTTTCTCTTTCCATAGCGGCTTCATCTTTAGCTGCCTAGAGATCCATTTCGTGCTTCATCCTCTCTTTTTCTAGTTCTATCTTTTTGTTTTCTATCTCATTCTTATACTTAGCTTCGACGCGTTTAGTATACGCATCAGAATCTACCTTACGCTGCGCAGTAGCTGCTTTAGCCATTTCGAGTGGATCAGGTACACCATTAGCATTAATATCCTTCTCTTCAGTACCACGATAAGTAGAGATCTCAGCTACAGCTATCTTCGTTTGGTTATCAGCATCAATCTTATAACGTTCAAGATCCATCTTAGCTTCTTCAAGCATAAGCTCCTGTTCACGCTGTTCGTTCTGCATCTGCTGAAGTTGAATAGCTTGCTGCTGTTCGGCTTCTTGTGCTTGCTTCTGCATCTGTTCTTGACGTTCTTGCATTTCTTGAAGCTTCTGTTTGATAATATTAAAGTTATCATTTGTAAGTACCTCAGCGGCCTCTAAGAGGCTGGCTCCATTCTACATAGCCGGCTGAATAAGCTGCTGCAACTTCTAAATGTTCTCCATATCTTTAGAAGTGTCACTTACAAACACATCCATATCTTCGTAATAGAACTTATCTGAAATATCT